TTCTAAAGCTCTACGTTCTACAATTACATTTTCTCCAACTTTAATAGTAAGATAATTCCACCAGTTTGATTCATTTGTCTTTGTTATATTAACAACATCCCCAAAAAAGAAATCGCTTAGATTGGTAAATCTAGCGATATCTAATGTTCTTACGTTGTATACAGAAGAATAACTATCTATTCCATTAACAGTAGCCTTTAATTGTATAGAATAATATGTATTAGGATTTAACCCTTGTACTGCAAAAGTTGCTTCTTTGTTCCAGTTGCCCCAGTATGGATTAATATTTTGCCAAGCTCCATTATTTACTTTGTATTGTATTGCGTCTACTGTTTTATCTAAATTATAATAAACATCAAAATGTTCTAATGTTGTATTTTGTATGTCAACAGAAGTAAAATTAGCTTGTCTTGCTATTTGTGTAAGCCAAACGGTTTGCTTGGCTTCACCCCAAAGCGGACCATATCCAGAACCACTTGGTAAATCTCCAGAAGCTGCAATTTCTATACTTAAACTACCATCCCAATTATGTCCAATATTATCCACCGTTCCAGAACATAAAGCTACTACAGTACCAGGGCTTAAGTTTATATTTAATGTGTTACTAAATTCTCTTCCTGCAATCCATAACCTCTGCGTTTTATTATTTGCCCATGAAGTATGTCGATTGCATTTGATGTATGATGTAGCTCTAACAGAAGAAGTATTAGCCTGTTGATTTATATTAAATTCTTCCCATTCGATATAGTATTCGTAAGCTTCATTATGTTGCGTTACATAACCGTTTATTCTAGCCATTTAAGCCTCCTAATCAAAATAAACCAAGCCGATATCCCCCTCTTTTCCTTGAGAATCATCGGCTTGATTATGAAATATTTTTAATCTGGAATTTAAGAAATAAGCACTACCATCTTCCACTTTAACTAATTCTTCTTCTAATTCTGATAACTTTACATTCCATTCTTGTTCAATAAAGTCCCATATCGTATCAAAATCTAAAAAAGTTCTTCTATCTTGAAAGTCTGTAATACCACTTGATGAAGTTCTAAATCTAGCTAATTCATATTGATATGTTCCAGCATTATTTTTTACAATATTATTTTGTGTCAAAGTTGGATAATTGCTAGCATTTTTAATTATTTTATAGTCTGCCTGCAAGAAACTGTCTGATGTATTAACAGCATCCAGATTTATTTCTAAAACTAAAGAACAATATTGACTATCTGTATCTGCTACAATATCTCTACCAGAATCTTCTTCTAAAAATCTTCCTTGTATGCAGATAGCCCCAGAAGCGATATGTATATTACTTCCAGTTGTTGTTATTGCCATTCCTTCTTTATAATTATTACTAACTCCATTTCTTCCGTGTAAAAAAGTATTAATAAAAAGAGCAAATATTTGATTGCCAAATATCTGCTCCGAAAAAACATGTCCTTTTAACATTACTTATTTTTCCTTTCCTTTTTAAGTTTATCTATAAAATTGATTCTTATATTTCCACACGTATATTTATAAAATTTATTTCCTTTTGTTTTTACCATAGCAGAAATATATGTATCATATATTAAAGATTCTTTTGTTTTTATTGTTATAGGTGTTCCTACCTTAATTTCTCTATCATAATAATTAAAAGTAATATTGTGATTATATGAATTACCTTTAAACGTATCTAATGCTTTTTGCTTTGCATCTGCCATTAGCTCCGAGTATACTACTGAAGTTTTTCCTTCTGCTCTATTCTCATCTGTTGCATCTTCTGTTGTTGTTCTGTCTGTCTTTAAATATAAAGTATATGTTCCTTCACTTTTTGTTAAAACAATAACTTTTGCAATTACATCTGTTTCAAACACCTCTGTATACTGTGAAATAGGCTGTGCATTAACATCTATAAGTTCCTTTTTGTACTCTTTATTTTCTATTGTAATTACTAGCTTTTTATTTACTATGTTGAAATCAAAATTTATATTATAAAGTTGCGTACAATTTGTTATAAAAGTATGAAAATTATATATATTCTCTTGAACATCTACTATTGTAGAAACAGAAGCATCTATTTTTGTATGCGTTTTTACATCTAATTGTATATAATTTCTATTTATAAATGGATCATCCGTATTAATAAAGTTATCTTCAATTTTTTTCTGAATATAATCTTCTAATCCAATATATTTAATTATATTTTCGTCAACTGGCTCTATAGTCCATAATTCTTGCTGACTTCCTGAAACATAGTTCCACAATTCAATATTTGTATTGTTTGCTGCATTACCTCCAGTTGCATCTAAGACTAAATTAGTTCCACTAACATATATAGCATATGTATTATCGCTAACTTTTACAAAATTCCATTTTTGTGCTGCAGAACCATTGTAATTAACCATCCATACATTTTGACCATTTTGGAATACTCCATTTGCTACATCAACTGTTAAAGCTGATGCTGCATTTTGTATTAAATAGCTTCCATCTGCATATCTACTTATTTTAAAGATTTGTGCTTCTGTATTGTTCAATGTGTACAATTGTAAGTTAGTACCCGACGTATGTGAACCATTTGCAACATCTAGAACGAAATTATCATCCATTTTGCTGTGTATTATATAATATCCCTCTTCTATTACAGCTGAATTTACTCTGTTTCCTCTTGCCATTACATCCTGATTGAATATGTTCGTAATAAATTTAATAGTATATTGATATAGTTTAGAGCCATTTTCATTTTGTATCTCTTGAATAATTCCCCAATATTTTATTTCTCCATTTTCTTTTATCATTACTATATCGTTTGATTTTGCTGTCGTTTTCTTTAACACATTTACTGTGGTATTTGCATTTGTTTCTTCGTCTATATTAATTTCATAATTAGATAATTCAACAACATCTTTAACTGTAAAATCTTTATAATCAAATATATACATATATGTATCGTCTGTTATTATTTTAACTTGTTCTTGCTTTAAAATCCTAATATCTATATCTGTTGTATTTGTTGTATCTCCATCTACACAAGAAATTTGTGCGTTATATATTCCACCAGTTTCGGGTGCAGTTAGCTCTACTTCATATTCGTCAGTCGTTTCGTTATATGTTGCATTGTATAATTTATCATTAAATTTAACTGTTACACTTCTTGCCATATCTAAACCACCTTGTAATATGCGTAAACACTAACTTCTGCATTTAGTATTTCGTTATCTGCAGACATAATTAATTCACAAGATTTTCCTTTTGGAAATTTAATAACATTATTGTTGGAAGGATCTATATTGTCTAATTCAAATAAATCTGTATAAGTGCCATCGGTGTTTTCCTTTCTAATATAGAAATTATTTCCTTGTGTACAATACTCAAATGTTTCATATTCTTTTAAATCTACATTTACTTCTATTTCTTGATAAACTTGTCCTTCAACTTTTAGAGTCAATATCGGATTTTTAATAGGTCCTTTGATTTTAACTAAAACGGGAGCTGGTACGTGACCTTGGTTTATGTACTCTAACGTCCTATTGTTGTAGTCAACAAATTTGCTATCCCATTTAAAATCCCATCTAATTTCATTTGCTTGCGCAGAAGTAGAATATATAGTTTTATTTTCTTCATACCATAGACTTAAACAATCAAATGTAATTGGACATTTTAATATTCCGTCTGTATCTATTTGACCTTTTCCAGTGCTTTGAATGTTTACATCTTTTAAATACTCTTTAATCGGAAGATTTTTGTATGGTATTTTATATCCAAACCTTAATTTTTCAGAGCTTTCTATATAATCTACAAAACTTTTATAATTATCGTAACAACTAAAATTAGCTGTTCCTGTTATTTGTCCTTGCTGTACATTTCTTAAAGTTTCGAAAAATGAATTTCCTATCTGTTCATAAGTAGTGTTATATGAATAGCCTAATCCGTCAGGTTCAGATAAAAAACAAGAATTATATAAATCCATTAAATTAAATTCTTGTCCTTTTTCGTTAATAAGTCTAAATTGTCTTACCATTTTTTCCTCCAGTTAAATAAAAAAAGAACAGTTCAAAAACTGCTCTTTTATCGTATTTTTAAGGTATATAATTACTCTAACAATAAAATAAAACGGCTTAAAATCTATTCTCGTAAGCCGTTTTTTACCTTATTTATCTAATTTTTCACTTATTTCTTGTAGTAAATTAATTTTCTTTTCTTCTGCTGTAAGAAGTGTCCAAACTACAATTGCTACAATTAAACTTGCTATTCCTACATAATAATTTTCTAAAAATAACATAAAAATAAAATTAATAGAAAGAAGTGCAACGACAATTCTTTTTACTATATTAATTGATGTTGATTGCTTATTTTCTTCTATAAGCTTTTTTTCTTCTTCGTAATCATCAAAAGTCAAACCGCAAACTGGACATTTTTCGTCTAGTTCAGATATAGTGTTTCCACATTTTGGACATTTCATATAATCCCCTCCTAAAGAGATTATATATATAATTACTTTATTTGTAAATATCTACCTATCCATTTTTTGACTAATCTCTTGTAATAAGTCTATTATCGTTTCTGCAATTTTTAATATAAATATTTCTGGTGCTAATGCAAAAAGAGCTATAACTCCTAATAAATATATTTTAGCAATAAAACATATTACAGCTAATATTAGTGAGAATACAATCATTATTGTTATGGCTGTAGTAATAAATTTTGATCTCTTTTCTGTTCCATATAACTTTGCTTCCCTATTAAAAGCTTCAATATTTACCAAGCATTCTGGACATCTTTCAGAACCATCTGGAATTACTTTTTTACAATTTGGACATACCATAAAATCCCCTCCTATTTGCTGATTATAACACATAAATGAAATTATGAATATATGTTGCCAAATTTTCTATTCACATACTTAAAACATTGTTCTAATTTATTTTCATCTAATGTTTGCGTATATATATTTACATTATATACATTATTATTAATGTTGTTTTTTGGAATATTAGTTCCTTGCATTATAATATTACGATTTAGTTTTAATACGCTGTCGAAGTTTCCTTCATTAATACCTTTTAATAGAGAATTTGATAAGCTTCCGAATAACTCATTTTCTGATGTTTTTTTGTTCAATCCTTTATTAAATTCATTATTAGCTTCTTTTCCATATTTGTTTAATGTATCTAATATTTGTTTTCCAGATTTGTCTGCTCCGATTTCAGCTCCAGCAAAATAATCGGTTAATGCCTTTTCTGCTAAAACTGATGGCGAGCCATCTCCAAGTCCTTTTCTAAATTGACTATTTCCTCTGCTACCAATATTGAACAATAAGTTCCAAAATCCTCCAGAACTTGATTTAATTCCATTTTTAGCACCTTCAATATAGTCGTCAGAAGCTATTTTTCCTTCGTTTGAATTATATTTTTCTTTAAAAGCTGCTGCTGCTCTATCTCCTAGTGTTGCATTTGCTCCAGCCAAAGTTGTATTTGAAGATGTTGTCCAAACTAATTCATTTAAGACTTTCTGTACATCTTCTGGCAATCCCGATACTGCTTTATTAAACTCATCTGTAGAATATCCAGCAATATCTCCATATGCTTTTACTAGTTCTGGAGTTAAATCTTCTACTTTGGTTATTTGTCCTTTAAGTGAATTTACAACTAGTTGAAGTTGCTCTTGATCCGCATTCATTTGTTGTTGATAAGCTTTAGCATTCACTTCATTTCCTGCTTCCAACTCTTTGTTTTTTAAGTCTTTATAGGTAGTAAGTCTATTTGTTAAAACACCAATTTGTTTAATTGTTTCTGTTTCTAAGTTAGAAGTATCTGTTTGTAATGTGACTGCATTTCTTTGCATTAGTTCTTCTAAAGATTCTGCACTTCCTTGAGTCATTAATGCAAAGTCATATTCATAATCTGCTATTGTTGCATTGTAATCGCTTACTAAATCTTTTTGTTCTTGATATGTCTTTGTTAGAGATTGTAAATCCATATCCAATTGTATTCTTCGTCCATAATCTGCAAAAGCATATTCATTTCTGTTGTCTTCTATTTTCTTCTCTAGTTCCATTAATTGCTTTTCTGCATTTGTTCTTTCTGCTATAGCTTTATCATAAGCTTCTTGTTCAGCATTAATTATAGCTTGTGCTTTTTTCTTTCGTATTGTTTCATCAATTTCTGTTTGTAAGTCTTTATAACTTTGTATTACATTGTCATTTATATCAATTTCCTTACCTAGAGCTTCAGATAGTGTAGATGTTATTACTTTAGCTCTTTCTTCATATCCACTTTTTATTTTGCCATTTTCATCTGTTATTTTTTTTAATTCATTCCATAATGATTGAGTAGTATTAATGTGTGCAAATTCTGATTCTAGCTGTGCTTCTTGTTGAGTTTTTAAGTCTTCAAAAGATTTAGATTGTTTTTCTATTTCCATTCTTAATGAATTAGCTTCTCTAGTAACTTTTGTTTGTTCTAAATGATATGCATACATTGCTGCTGTGCCTATTCCTATTATTCCAGCTGTAGCACTTGCAGTTCCACCAAATAATTTTAAAATGCTAGCTAATCCTTTTATAGCCGATGTTGAACTTCCTACTACTTTAGTCAGCGGTCCAAAGCCAGCTACTAGTAGAGCTATTTTAGCTACATTCTCTTTTTCCTCGTCGCTCATATTCTCTAAACAATCAATAAAATCTTCTGCTTTATCAATTATTTTTTCGAGAACTGGTAGCATTTCTTCTCCAAAGTCAGCGCCTAAACTTTGTAATCTTTTTAATTGTGTTTCTGCTTTTTTCTTTGTTGTATCATATAACTCGTCAATAGACTCCTGCATAGAATTACTACTTTTAGAAATTCCTGCATCCATCTTACTGAAACTACTTATTACTGTTGGACCTAAGTCTTCCCACATCGTACCAAATAGGTCGACTCCAGCAACACTTTGTGATACTTTGTCGTCCATTTTCCCTAGTCTATTTACTACTTCAATAAATGCTTGTTTTGCAGTTTCTCCACCGTTTGCAAATTTCTTAGCCATTTCATCTGCATTAAGTCCGATTCTTTTAAATCCATCACTTGTCGTATTAGAACCATCTATAGCTCTTATAGAAAATTCCTTAACAGCATCTCCTATTTTATCTAAGTTAAAAGCACCATTTTCAGAACCTACTTTGAAGATATTAAACATATCTTCTGCAGATAATCCTAATTTTTTAAATTGTACAGAATATTCATTTACATTGTCTAACAGTTCATTTGAAAAATCTAATCCTTGTTTTTTTCCTTCTGCAATTAAATTAAAAGATTCATCTGCAGTAATATTAAAGTTGTCCATTAACGCTTTAACAGCTCTTATACTTTCAGAAACGTCATAACCAAATAAATCTCTTAATGCAATTGCTTTTTCTGTAATATTTTCTAAATCTGCATCATTTATATCTTTTAGCTGCATCTTTACTGCTGCCATTGAGTTTGCAATATCTTCGTAGCCATCTCCATAATTTGCTTTATTTATGTTTTCTAAGACAGTTTTATATTTTTCAGTTTCATTTGTAGCAGTATTTGTAGATGAAACATATTTTGCAACTGCATCTTCTACAGACATTGCACTGTTTGCTAAAGCTATTCCACCAGCAACCACTGCTCCAGATGCAACAGAAGCCTTGTTTCCTAAATCATTTACTTTATCGCTAACCTTAGAAATTTTATTGCCATATTCTTCGATTTTTTTACTCGCTTTGCTTAATTGAGTATTTTCTGCATTAAATTGTTTTAATTCGTCTGTTAGTCCATTTAATTTATTCTGTGTTGATATGATTTCTCTCTGTAAGTTTCTATAGTTTTCTTCAGAAATCTTACCTCCAGAAGTCATTTTTTTATCTGCTTCTTCTTTTATTTTTTTCAATTGTTGTAATTTATCTTGCGTTGTATCTATGCTTTGATTTAATATTTCTTGTTTCTGACTTAATAGTTCTACATTTTTTGGATCTAATTTTAATAAACTGTTTATTCCTTTAAGCTCTTTACTTAAAGAATTACTTTGACTATTTACTTTATTTAATGCTTTTTGTAATTTAGAGGTGTCTCCTCCAATCTCCACAATAATTCCTTTTATATTCCCTGGCATAATTCCTCCTATGATGCTGCAAGTGCATCCCAATCTTGAGTAGTTGCTATCTTATATTTTGGTTTTCTTAGATTTTTGGCTTTATTCATATTTACTATTAAAAGTTTGCAAATATCTACATATGACAATTTTGTCATATCTTCTATGTTAAGTCCTATATTTAAACATTGATTTAGAAATGTATGCTCTTGAAAAATAATAGGTTCATCTTCATTTTTGGAAACTTTTATTTTATCTAATTCTTCTTTTACTTCTTGACTATAAAAATTATCAACAAAAAATTCTATTACTTCATTTATTGTTTCTAACTCTATAACTTCATGCTCATGTTGCTTTTTCCATTTTTCAAAACTATTTATTTCATTTTGATTATTTGTATAAATAAGAATGTAGATTAATCGTAGTATTATATCGACCATATTATCTATATCATCTTTATTCCCACTTTGTAATTTGAATTTTATTAGACATCCTTTTATTTTGTCCAAGTCATCAAAAATATTAAGATTAAATACTTTATTATAAAAAATATAGGTCATTGCATTGCAACAACCTACATATTCTTTATTCTCTATTTTTATAAGCATATTCTATACTCCTGCAACTGCATTCTTTTCATATACCTTTGTGAAGAAAGTATCATATACATCTTGATTTTCTTCAGAAGGTTCAATGTAAGCTTTAACCATTTTGTCGCTTGTTCTTGGAGACATAGTAATTGTCATAGTATCTTCACCAGCTTCTACACTTTCTTCTTGAGTATTGTTTTCTCTACTTGGTCTAGTAGCTGTGCAATCATAAAATACCCATCTTCTAGCCTTTTCGTCTCCTTTTCCTTCAAACATTAACGCAAATCTTGCTATTTTATCGTCAGCATTTTCAAATACAGCTCCATTTGTATCTTTTGTTTGTCCTAGAATTTGTGTTAAAAATTCCTCAGGAGTAATTAATAATACTAAATCTCCTTCATAACCTTGGTTTGAGTTTGCTTTAAAATATACAATATTGTCTGCAAATATTTTAGTTAACTCTCCTTGTGGATCCATATTTAGCCCTCTTGCTCCCTTTACAGGAAATGGTGTTCCATATGTTATGCCTTCCTCAGTTTCTGTTAATAATGCTACATAACATTTTTCTATACCATATAATATTTTATTTTTTGTTTCTGGCATTTTTATTCCTCCTAAATTAAAATTTCGAAAAAATAACTTACTTGCCAGATGCCTTCATCTTTCAAGTAAGTTTCTTCTGTTTTATCCCACGGAATATCCGATAGAATAATATCTTCTATTTTGTTTTGTTCTTCTATATTCTTGTCTATATATGTATAATCTAATTTTATTGGCAGTCTCTTCTTATAAACTTTATTGTCTGCCATGAAGTTGTCTGTATCAGTTGTTATTGCAACTAAGTGTGGGGGCTGTGTAGATTTTTTAAATCTTCCATATGCATATTTAAAGCCTTGTTCTATACATCTTTGCTTTAATTCTTCTAATGTCATTTTAAGCCTCCTATATCTTTTCTTAATTTGTCTTCAAACTTTTTTCCATATTCTTCTTCAACTGGTCTTATGTGTGGTTGTGCTTCTGTATGTCCTCCATCTGCTGTAGTATGTCCAAACTCTAGTATATGAGTAAGTTGATAATGTTCTTTGTTGTATAATTTAACCGAGTACATATTTTTCACTTTTTTTATTTTTTTAATTTTCCAGCCTTTAGAATACTCTCCTGTTGAGCCTTTTGGAGACTCTTGCTTTATTGCAACTAAGGCTTCTTTTGCTACTTCATTTGCGTCTTTTTCTACAATATCTGATATATCATCTGCATATCCTTCTAATGCTTTCATTATTTCTTTACTTAACATTTCTCCAGATATGCTTTTAGACATTTTTTATTTTCCTTTCGCAGATAAGTGTCACTTCATCTAAATAAGGGTCTGTCGCTCTTATGATAGTATAGATGGTTTCCATATATTTAAGCTCTGACTGACCTTCATAATTTAAAGCACTTATTTTTAGTCTTAGTGTTGGTTTGTATCCAGATTGGTTGGCTGCATAATATTCATTAGCATATATATCTTCAATCTTGATAATTGGTATAGGACTTTCTTTTGTTATTTCTTTTTCTACTCCTATTTCATCTTGTATGATTTCTTTAGATAGTAAAATACATTCAACATCATGCATCTTTATCAGCCACCTTATAGTCTGTAGATAAACCTAAATTAGCACAGAGATAGTTGTATACTTTCTGTGCAGACTCTTTGTCTTTAATGTCTACATTGCCAAAATTAGCCTTTACAAACATAATAATAGCAGAATCTATTAAGCTGTTATCTTTTTTAATGTTGATACCTTGCCTTTCTAGATCTGCTATTCCTGCATTTATCCACATTTTTATTTCTTCATCTTTAGCCGTTGCAGTTTCAACTATGCTTAAAGATTGTTTCGCTAGTTTTAGTAGTTTGTCCATTTATTTTTCTCCTAAACTCCTGTTTGTGTAACAGTTATTGCAGATGTGCTCTCGTCAGAAAATGTTACTGTTCCTCCTGTTACTTTTCCTGTTTCATCTGTAGTTAAAGCTATAGCTGTTACACTTTTTCCATCTTTACCTGCCGCTCCAGTATCTCCTTTGTCTCCTTTTGGACCTTGTTCACCTGTATCGCCTTTTTCGCCTTGAGGTCCAGCAGGTCCTTGACTACCAGCACTTTCCTTATAATTCTGTACTATGTAATCTAATACTTCGCACACTGTTTCGCCTGCAACTTCATTTTCAGAAGTTGCAGATGTTACTTTTAGTGCTAATTTTTTTAAAAATTTTACTTTAGTATCCATTAGTTCCTCCTATTCTGCTTTTTGGCTATATGCAAAATATTTTGGTCTTGCTACACCATCATATATTGCATATCCTCCATAAACGATTCTTCTTGGCTTTATCTTTGATTCTTTATCTACTCTAACTGGTGTAACTTCGTTTAATATGTAATTTCTCATGTTTCCAGAGATTATGTCGTCATCTTTTAAATATGGATCCACTTCAACTGGAGTTAATTTATTTGTTGCAAGACCTTGTAAGAATGGATAATTTCCATTGTTATCTTTGTATCCACAAATATCTATATTTACATTTGTAGAAATATATGTTTTTGCTCCTCTTCTAGCCTCTGTTGATAAAGATTTATATGTAGCAATTATTCTGTCTACTGGTGTTTCCCCTTCTTTAATTGCTGTTAAATCTTTTGTGATTCCTTTTGGTTTGTTTACTCCATCTCCATAGATAATAGCATTTACTAAAGCTATACCCATTTTTGCTGCTAATTCTTCAACAATAAATGGAATAAAGCTGTCTACTGCCATTTGTTCTAATTTCCATGTAATTTCAACATCTTTAGCTAATTCCCATCCAGTTAATTGTAAATTAGCATATTTTTGTCCTTCATTTTTTGTTTCTTTAAGTTCTGTATACCATTCAGCATCATCAGCTTCGTCTAAGTATGGTAATTCAATATTTCCTGCTACATTTAATTTTCTTACATCTCTATAAATTGGGCTTGAATCTGTTATAATTTCCATGATGTCACTTCTTACAGATTTTGGAATAAATAATCCGCCATTGTTAATTCCTTGTGTTTCAGCAGCAGAAGCAACAAATTCTGTATCAGTTGTTGTGATTGCATCTCCTAATGCTCTCTTTTCTTCTTCTGTAAAATCTTTTTCTGGTCTTCCCATTAATTTTTTAGCCCATGCTGTTCTATATTCTGGACTTTCTAAAACTTGTGCTAATGTTCTTTTTTGTTCTTTTTCCATTGGTTCTCCATCCTCTCTAACTTTTAGACTTCTTTTTTCTAAATTTTCAGTATCTTTTTTTAATTGGCTTAATGTACTTTTTGTTAGTAACTGTCTTTCTTCTTCTTTTGTGATATCTTCTTTTTGTTTTTCTTCGATTTCTTCTAGTTTTTTAGCCTCTTTTTCAATTTCGTTTATTTCTTCTTCTGTTTTGGCTTCATTTAATAATTGTCTTAATTCTTCTTTTCTTTTTAGTATTTCTTCTTTGCTCATAACTTCCTCCTAAAATAAAAAATGACAGCTCTCCAGCTGTTTTATAAAAATCCTATCTTCCTCTCCAGTCAGAAAAAGCTAGCTCTCCAGCTAGCCTCTTTCGGTATTATAAACTTAATAAAACTTTTAATTTTCTTTTCTTAATTTCTAATTCTTTAGATTTGTCCATATTTTCTAAAGATTTTAAATTTCTTGCATACACTTCTGTAGAATCGTACGCAGGAATATCTACAACAGATACATCTGTTAATGCTGTAATTCTATTAACAGTTATTGTTCTACTTTCTGCATCATAAGAGTTCATATCTTCATCAGCAAAAAATCCAAAGCTCATCTTATCTATTAATTTGCTTTTTACTGCTTCATAAACAGATACATGATCTGGTATATTTCTATTTAAAACTGCTAGTACTTTTAATCCTATTTCATCTTTAATAAGATTTAATGTACCTCCTCTTGTTCTTGCTAATATTACCTTTCCATCAGAATGATTGTATTTAAGTGGTACATCAGACAAATCAGTGTCGTCTAATGCTCTAGGGCTTATTATTTCTGTATATCCATATAATTCTTTGAATTTTGGCTGTGTAGGTTGATTAAATTTAATTGCATAGCCTTCTAATATCATTTGCTTATTATCATCTTCTAATGCACGTAAATTAGCTAAACCATAATATTTATTTTCCATTGTTTTTTCCTCCTTGGTATTCGTTAGCTATTTCTTTATCTATATTGTTTAGAGATTGTACTATTCTTTCTCCTTCTTCTCCTCCAAGAGGTGCAAAGTCTAATACCTCTCTAATTTCATCTGTCTTAATTACACCTGCTGGTATTACAACTTTTAATAAGTTTGTCTTATCTGTCAAACTTGCATATTGTAATCTATTTGCAGTAAATACTATTTTATTTCCTCTTTTTATACTTTCTTTATTAAATATTTTTATAGTAAATACATTACTCAATTGCATTGCCAAAGGTTCAATTACACCTTCGTAAAAAGCATTCCATTGTTCGAAAGTATAATCGTTTCTTATTATGCTTTCAGAGATTCCATAATAATCGAAAATATTGTAATTAACTTGTTTTAATTGTTCGCTATCTAACGTAATTGGTTTCATATTTATTTCTTGAAATTCTGCTTTAGAGTCCATTGCAGCAATTCCACTTTCGTTTTCTAGATTTAAGAAATCTCTAACAAAAGCATTTTTACTTTCTTCTATATCTTTTTGTTTTAATACAGCATTATATTTTAATATTCCTTTTAAATTAGCAGTAGTCTTTATCGCATTACTTATTCCTTCGTTTGCAGTATGTGCTGTTTCTAAATCAGTTTGTAATACTTTATTGTTTGTTCCAAAAATATCATGCTTATTATAAAATTTTCTTAAATGTATTAAGTCTGTATATAATAAAAAATATTCTTGTCCATTGATAAATTTGAATTTTAGAAATAGATTACCTGTAGCATCTTCAAATAAGAAATAGTTTTGTGCTAAAATTGGATAAAATCCTGTTATAAAATCTGTTTCATCTCTAGCCATATAAACAAAAGCATTGTTATCGTTCTCTAAAATTGAAACAGTTTTGTAAATAAAATTGTAAGTATCCATTAAAGGATTTGGTTGTACACTTAGTAAATAATTAATATCTCCTTTAATGTTGTTGCTTATGCTTCCTTTTATATGTTTTGGTATAAGTTTAGCAGCATGAGTAGCAATTCTATCAATACATTGTCTAGCACATTTGCTATCATATGTATCTCCACTCAATGTAGTAAATTGTGCTTCATAACTATTCAGCATTTTATATTGTGGTTGTATCGTGTCTTGTCTTTGTTCTTTTATATTAAAGATAAGCTCAAATAAGCTTCTTTTTTTCTTCATATTATTCCTCCTGTAAAACTAAATAGTCCTGCATTTTCCTATATAGGACAACATAAGCATCAATTAAAGATACTGTTCCGTCTATTCTTTCTTTTGATTTTTTTCCTTTTACTGGACGTATATTGTCATTCTTATCAATTTCTATTGCTGTATTTAATAAACACCATTTAAGAATAGGATTATTGTTATACACTACCTTTTTTTCTTTTAAGTCTGCTTCTAATTGTTTCATTGGGTTTGACATTGTTTGCGCTCCTTGTATTACTTGTTCTATTTGAAAACCATTTTCTTTCATTTCGTCAACCCAATATGTACTTCCCCACCTATCATATCCAATCCAAAGAGGGGATATATCGTATTCATAATGCATCTTAATAAACCATTCTGTTACTGCTGTATAATTTATTTTAGCTCCAGGGCAAGTAGTTAAAAGTCCTCTTTCCTTCCAAATTTTGTATGGTACTTTGTCGTCATTTTCTTTTTCTTCTATGGTATCTTCAGGAATAAAGTATTGTTGTAAAACATAAATCTTTCCTTTCTTTAATACAATTAATGTTGCGCAAGTTAAATCTAATGTACTTGATAAGTCTGCTCCTCCAATTGCATATGTTCCTCTTAATTCTTCAATATCAAATTTTTCTTCATTGTTGACAGTATCAAAGTCTAACCATTTTTCTTCTGAATTACTTCTTATATTAAAATCTTTGCATAATGTAGATCTTTTGCTGCTTGTATCATTTTTAGCTCTTTCTACTTGTTTTGCAAGATATTTATATTGTTTTATTGTACCAAGGCCTGGATTAGCTTTTGCCCAACAGCTTATATCTTTCCATTCTTCTGTTTTATCTAATTCGTATAAAACTGGTAAAAATGAATCATCTTTAACTATTTCATCTAAAACATTATTAGCATAGTTATATATATCATCAAATATGCATTCTCTTACTGTTCCTGCCGTCGTTATCATTACAACTAAAGGTTGTCTACGAGAAGATGTTGATTGTTTCATTACGTCGTATAAATTTCTGTCTTTTATAGCGTGTAATTCATCTATAATTACAAGATGTGCATTAAGTCCATCTAAAGTATCTGAATCACTTGAAAGTGGTTCAAAACTACTAAATGTAGTCGGCATATACATATCGCTTCGCCTTTTGTTTACTATTGCTCTTATTTCTGGTGATTGTGCTCTCATTGCACACGCACTTTTAAAAGCTTTAGAGGCTTGATCTTTCTTTGTTGCTACTGAATAGCACTCTGCTGATCCTTCTCCATCTGCAATCATCATATATAAAGCAATAGCTGATAGCATTGTTGTTTTTCCATTTTTTCTTCCTACTAAAAACATTGTTTCATTAAATCTTCTTAAACCTGTATCTCTATATATAAAGCCGAATAACGCTTGTATATATGCCTTTTGAAACAATTCTAATTTTATAGGTTTTCCTATTTCTCCTTCTGCTTGCTTGCAAAAAGTTTCAATGAAATTAATCGGTCTATTTCCTTTTTCTTCATCAAAATAAAAAGGAAGGCTTTCATTCGAGCTTTCCTTTAATAATTTTTTATATATTTTTTTTATTTTTTTACCTACAACAATTTCTCCACTTTCTATTTTTTCTACATATTCTTTTATATAATTCATTTGTTTCCACCAGCAATAAATTTAAGTAAATCTTCTCCTGCTCCTTTCTTCTCGCTTTTTGGTAAAAAATTAATTATTTCCTTTGTAAGATTAGTATAGTTTTTAATCATTGCATTGTAATTTTTGCTTTCAACCGATTCTTTGTATCCAAATTGACCTTTTCCATTCATGTATATTTCTTTTACACCATGTTCTTCTATGTATTTTCGATTTTCCTCTAAAGTCACTGACATAAAGGCTAATTCTTGGATTATGTTTTCTACTAACTTAAGAGTATTTTTATCTAATTTGCAAAATATTTTCTTTAATTCATTTGTCGTTTTTCTTATTTTCTCTCTTTTTTCTTTTAATTCTGTTTCCGTTAGTTTATACTCTTTATTTTCGTCTAGTATTGCTGCAGAAATATTCTTTTCTGTATCCATTCATACCACACCCCTCGTGTATGTTTTGTTCGAATCTTTCGAATGCCCACCCACCGTTCTCCCATAGGCATTGATTTTGTAAGGTTATGGGGGGCTATTTTACTATAATTATTTCCAGTTTCTTCCTATATTCTTCTAATTCTTTGATAGAATCATTAATTAAATTAATTTTTTTATTTAATTCTTTTTTATTTTTATCTGTAAGCTTTAAGTTGTTTACCTCATCTATTAATGTATTGTCTTCTATCTGATACTCTTGACTATTATTCTCTTTGTACACTCTAAACAAATCTTGAATCTTATCTTGATTATTTATTTCTTCTATCTCTTCTTTGGTCTTGTGAGTATTAACAATAATAAACTTAGAAGAATGTATTCTACTACAATCCTTGTGTTTTTGTAATGATTTAATACCTTCTTCTAAATCTATTCTGTCTTTATCTGTTAGGCTTTTCAATATAGTTATAGTATATACTTCGTCATCTATTGCTCTTTGTTCAATATTCATTCTTTATTAAATCTCCGTTTTCATCAAACTTGTACTCTACTTTGTCTGCAAAATGTTCAGTGTTGTGACACTTTTTGCATAAAGACTCTAGATTATTTATATTGAAAAATATATTGTCATCTTCATAATTCTGTTCTGTTATATATTCTTTGTGATGTACGAAATAAGTAGGAACATATATTTCTTTCTTTTCACATCTTTCACACATAGGATTTAATATTAATTTCTGCCTTCTTAACTTCTGCCATTTTTTGCTTTTGTATTTCTTTGCAATTAATGGATTATCTCTTTCTGTCATAACTATTCCTTCATTGCATTTTCTTTTTCTACTCTCTTTGTTGCTGTTTCTTTCTTTTCTGTTACTTCAACTGCATATGGCTCTCCATTATTTCTTCTAGCTTTTAATATCTCTTCTGCTCTTTTATTATTAAATTGTTTTACTTGTCCTTCTTTGTATTCTTCTCTTGTATATTTGTCTGGAACATTCACTAAAAACTTTATTTTTTTCATTTTACTCTCCTATTTTTTTATTGATTTTTAATAACTGTATAATAAATCTGCCTAATAATTCTTCTATTTTTTCATTTGCCTCTTCTTCTGAAATTTCTAATGTGTTATTCTCTAATTTATCAGATATATCTACTACTTCATTTAAAATGTCTGTTATTTGTTTAAATATTTTAGCTAGATTTCTTAATTCTTCTGTATCCTTTTTTTCTATTTCCATCTTCTTCACCGCTTTCTTTAAAACATTTATCATAATATTTGCATTGCTCACATTTACGTTTCATGCATTCTTTCCAATTTATTTTATCTTTCATATACGTTCATTACCTTTATTAATAAATATAAAATTATAATTTTTAGTTTCATTTCATTCTCCTTATAAAATAAAAAACAAGCTACACTAGAAATAGCTTGTTTAGTCAAATATTTTATATAAGAAAGGAGGTGATCTTTCAACGATTCACAATGTCTAGTACATTTAAAAAGAGTAGACATATAAAACGTCTACTCTTATGGTTGCAGGAACAAGACTCGAACTTGTGACCTTTGGCTTATGAGACCAACGAGCTGCCAGCTGCTCTATCCCGCAATATAAAAAATTGTGACTATATATGTCACAATTTCACGTAGTAATTATAATTGAATAATTTAATAATGAAAGGAGCCATCACAACTTTCTGTTGCTATTATAAATTATAAACTACTGTTTTTGAAAAAACAAGTGCAAAACAACCGCAATTTAACCGCAAAATAACCGCATTTTCATTTTTCTATATTTTTGACACTTTTTTTAATGCTCTATTAATCATTCTTTGTATCGTATCTTCACTTCTTGTTTCACTATATATCTGATAATATACTCTATTTCCTATGTCAGCATAGCTGCATTCTTCGATATATCTTGCAATTAATAGTTGTTTTTCTTTATATGTTAATATCTCTAATCTGTCATCTACTGTTTCCACATCTTTTCTTAATCGCCTTATTTCCTCTTCTAGTTTTGCTATATCCTCTTCTAATTTTATTCTTTTATCATCTGTTTTAATAATACTGTTTCCTGTTTTGTCTGATATAGTATTTTTACTATGTATTCCTTCCGTATTATAATTTATTCCACTTATACTAGTATCTACTACTAGATTCTTTAATTCTATTCTTTTGTTCTTTAATTCTTTTAATCTAATGTTTAATGTAGCTTTATTTTCTTTGTAGTTTTTTAATAATCTGATTAAGGTTTTAATTTCCAATCTTTTGTACCTCCTTATTTAATTATCCTTTAATAATTCATTTCTAAATTTCTGTTTTAAAATAAAGTATTTTACATCGTTTAAAACATCTATTGCATTCTGATTAATTTCATCTTGTTTTGTTAATAAGCTTTCTTTGATTTTATATGTTTCTTGGTCTGTTTCTTCTGCTAACTTTGTTGCTTCTTCTTCACTTAAAATTCCTTTTTTTATTTCGATTAAATATTCTTTATTGTCTGGAATTAAGCAATCTTGATATCTTCTTTTTTCTATTCCATATTTTTTTATAAAATCATTCATTCTTAAAATATGATGTAATTGTTTTGGATCATATCCGAATTTTTCTATTTTATCTACTGTAGCAGGATACGGATGTTTTAAGGCTTTTAACTTTTCTTTACTCATTCCAGATATACATCTTAAAGCTTGATTTATATTTAATCTAGCAATTTGTTCTCTCGCTTTTATCAATTTTTGTATCTGCTCACTATATTCTAGTTTTACTATATTGAATTTAGTAAATAATATTTCTATAAAATTTATATTTTGCTTTTTAAAATTTTCAAGCATTACTCTTATATCTTTTACATCAATATGCTCATTATTATCTAGCACTATTGTTTTACTTACTGGTGCTTTATTAAGCACAATATCTTCAAAGCTAGGTAAAACAATAGCTTTTGTATCTATATCAGATTTATAATCATCATCATAGATATCTAATTCATAATTTTGGCTACCTTGCAATCCTAAATAAGCAACATCATATCTATCTTTTATATGCTCATAATGTTCCTTTAATCTTTTCATAATAAATTCATTTCTATTCATAATAATTCCTCCAAATTTAAAAGTCTTTTGTGAACATCTATTCCTACATTTATACATTTATATTCATTTGATATATTATCCATATATTCTGTATCTGTACTTATAATTGTATGAACATGACCGTATAAATGAATACTTCCTTCAAATTTTCCATTCCAATCAATAATTGGATAATGAAACATTACTATCTTTTTTTTATTAACTTTAATCTCTTTGTAATAACAAATTTCTTTAAATAAATATTTATCAAAATTTTTATCTTGTAAAAAGTTTTTATCATGATTTCCTATTATCAAAGATTTGCTTCCATTTAACTTATATAATATTTCATTTGTTTTTTTACCTTTATACCAACTAAAGTCTCCTAAAATATATACTTTATCATCTTTCTTTACAGTTTTATTCCATAATTCTATAATCGCTTTATCCATTTCTTCTATATCTTTGAATGGTCTATTTTCATACTTTATTATATTTTTATGTCCAAAATGTAAATCAGAAGTTACCCATATATTCATTTTTACCTCCTTATGTTTAATTTATCTATTAATACTTCCACCTGCATTTACATTACCTCTTATTTCATCACAATTTACACTACCTCCACAACTAATATCTCCGCCAACATTATCACAATTTATTGAGCCTCCTGCTTTTATATTACCTTTAACATTGTCACATTCAACTGATCCTTCACATTCTATATTTTCAACATCTCCATATACATATATATTGCTTTTCTTTTTTGCCTCTTCTGATATTATCTTTCCATCAACATATACTTTATTATTAATTACTTGTATGTTATTTCCATCGCATTCTATTTCTTTGCCATTTATAATTATCTTGTTCATTGTTACCTCCTACTATTTCTATGTAGCCTCCTCTTTCTTTTTAGTCATCTACTTAACTATTCTGCTTTTATACATTTATTTTCGAATTTTTTATAAGCATCAAAATATATTTCTTTTTTATCTCCATTGTAAGTCAATTCATAATACATTCCATCTTTTAAATCTGTACTTAATAATGCTTTACTGTTTTGTAATATCTTACAACTCCATACTATATACACATTAAAATTTGGTATCTCATCTGTTTTGTCTAAATGCTCTATTGCATATTCTCTTACTAATTGTTTTGCTTTTTTTATAAATTCTTCATTGCTCATTTATTTTTCCTCCTCAAAATTTAATTTTATATTATTAAGCTTAATTAAGTTCTTAGTTTCTGGTTTTAATCTCTCATATTTATCCTTACTTATATTTATTGACTTTACTCCCATTGCTATAAGCTGTTCTATCTTTTTATCTTCTGTCATTGCTTGTCCTCCTTCATATAAATATTGCTTTTTTCTAATTCCCATTCATATTCTGAAAAATCATTATCTACTGTTCTAAACCTGGAATCCATTAAATCTACTTCTTGTATTAAAACATATTCATTTCCTCTTTTATAATAGAAACAGGGTTGTTCTTTATTGTTTAAAATGCAGTCACTTAAGGTATTAAACATTTCTTTTAGTGTTATATGTTTCATTTACTCCTCCTCCACTTTTTTCTACAAAACTTCTTTCCATCTATATCCATACCATATTTGCTCTAATCCGCTATATGATATTTTAGTTTTATATTTTTCATAAACATTTTTTATATTCAATCCATTTGATTTATTATTTATAATATCCAATACTTCATTCTTACTTAATTTACTATTTGGATTATTTTCGCCATTATGATTACTTGTTTTAAATTTCTTTCTTAAACCTGTAGATATTGCGTGAACTATATTTTCTTTTGGAGTAACCCATTCAAGGTTTTCTACTCTATTGTCTGTTTTAATTCCATTCCTATGATTTACTTGTGTTTTAGTTAAATCATCTTTTAATATAAAAGTTATTGCAACTAAACGATGTACTCCAAAAGTGTATTGCTTTTTATTTTTATGCAAACATACTATCTCATATCCATCTTTATCTATCTTTGATTTCATTTCTTTTTCTTTTAATTTTCTAAGTCCATTTCGATTTTTTACATATCTTTCAACTCTAATAATCCTACCTAAATTAGAGCAAATATATAATCCTTCAAAATTAGGAATATCTTTCCAATTTTCAACTATTCTTAACATTTAATCGCCTCTTAATTTTTTTACAGCTTTTGTCCAACACTTTGTGCAACCAATTCCTTCTTCGCAATCTTTTTCTTCTTTATTAACGTTTATTTGCTCTGGTCCA